TTTATTTTCTTTAATAATATTTTCAATATCCATTTGTATTGAAAGCATAAATTATTTTTATATAATTTTAATAAAAAATTGATTATATAAAATGGGCGTTTTAAATGAGAAAAGGTGTAAAAAAAAAATAAATATATCATTTCTTAAATATGTAACCTTAGCAATACTGTCTATACCTTTTTGTTCTTCTCTACTCCATTTTCCATCAACTTTAATATCTTTACTGTAATCAATCTTATACGTATTTCCTGTTACAATAGAATACTTTTTGTTTGTATTTGTATTTGTATCTTTTACTGTAAATGTAATGCTATCAATATTACTATATTCTAGCGGTTTAACAACTGGTATTGGAACATCTTTTGTTACATTTGCTGTAATTTTTTCTATTTCACGGTCTGACATTTATATAATATATAATTAGTTTTTTATCGATTTCAATTATAAATGCTTTTTCATCATTCACCCCTAAACTTATGAATATTCTATTGTTATAACTACATAAACTAACTGGAAATTCGATGTATGCATTACGAAAAAATATGAATTCTTCAGATATCTCTACCTTTTTTGTTACTCTATCAAATAACAACCACCTATGATATGTACGTTCTTTATTAATATGAATTAGAAATAAAATTTGGTTCTTCTGATAAACAATTCCGTTTGTAGAACCATGATACCCATCTAGTAAATTGCGTAATTCTTCAGATACTTTTATTTCTGTAAATTTATCTTCATCTATTTCCTTTATTCTGAATGGAGAGAGTGAATAAATAACACGATAATTATTATCTTCGTCTGGGTAAGGCATCCAATTTTTTTCTGTTATATCCGGGTTACATGCTTGAAATGAATAGATTCTATTATTCTCTATTTTTGCACGGAATATCGAAGGATTGCCACCTTTATTACACTCAGGTATTGTAACTAATATATTTTCAGAATCTATAAATCGTATATCTTCCATACCTTTCCAATAGGTAGAATACGTAGGGAGATTATTTTCACGAATCACATCGTTTATGTCAAATGAATCAATTTCTAATAAAGAATTCTCTTCTATTTTACCGGTTAATAATGTATATTTTGAATCTGATTGGTTTTCAAACATAGTAAAACGACGATTCTGGAATTTTCTATAGTTGACCGATCGAACCAATATTTTTATATTACCGGCCGAATCAATTTGCATAGAAGGATTCATATCAATATATGCGTTTGCCTTATCATGCATATCTATGTAAAATTTTTGTGGTAATAATAATGGATAGATGTATGTTTTTTTTAATATATTCATCCTTTACATTTTTCTCATTTAATATTTAAGTTGATTTACTAGGTTTTTTTATTACATATTCTGGTGTTTCACTACTGGATGAGAAAATAGGGGTTTGTGAATAACCATTTTTTAATAGAAAAGTAGATGCGTTCTTATATAAGTCTAAGATACTGATATTATGATGACTTGATCGTAAGGATTCCACTAGTGCATTCGAAAAAGCCCCCACATTTTGATCAAGATTATTCGATGAATCCGCACTACTTTGGTTATCCCGGCAACCACTTAATACAAAAATATTCATATTTTCGATAAGTACAGTATGTGTTTTTGTTTTTGTAAGAGTTGCATCCACGTATTCAAACGTCCATGGCATATCGCACACACTACCGCTATGACAACAATCAAATATTAGAATTGCCCTGCATTTTATTTTTTTAATAATATCAAATAATTCATAATCAAATATGCAGCCTTCAACTTCATAATTTATAGGAACGATGATATTTCTTAATCCACCATTTTTAGAATTCTGATCTTGTAATAGAGATCCGTGACCGCTGTAATGCAGCCAAAATTCCTCTAAACTATCACTTGTATCTGCGACTTGGTTTAATTGTTGTAATATATTCGCACGCGTGGGTTGGATAAAATTCATATCATCGTCACGTAAAATTGCAATATTCTCTGCATCATAATCATATGCATCTATAATCATATTTCTTACCGTAATTATATCGTTTACGCAACCTCTTAGTGCGGCTTTTTGGTTATTGATGTAATCAATTCCAATTAATACTGCCTTTTTCATTTTATATATAAAGGTTAAAAGAATAAAAAACATACATAATTTATAAGTTTATTGTATATACGATGGAATCTGTAATTGAAATACCGGAAAATCAAAAATACATATTGTGTTTATTAGATTCACTAGGAAAACCTATAAAATATGTTGTATTTAATGGAAGTTCTCAAACTATGTCAAACGAACAAATAAAACAAAAATTATTTAGCAAAGATGAGAGACAGATTTTCGATACTTTACCACAACCTGAATTTCATAGTAGTTCCCAACAAATCCATAAAGATGATACTATTCGAACAATTAAAAAGAAAATCATCCATGAACTTGGTAAGAATGAGCTATGTTATGAAGAAATTTATTTATTCGCGCATCAATTCCAATTTGTTGATCCTATAAAAGTTATCCAACAAGAGAAAAATATCTTTACTGGAAAACTTTTATCGCAACTTGCAATTAATATACAAATGGAAAAAAACTCATATACTGAATTAAAGTCTATGAATAAGGCGTCTTACGATTATGAAGATTTAATGAAATACATAAATAAGGATAAGAAATATAAGGTTTCTATTCCTCTTGGGCAACGATTCTCAAACCAACGTAATTTATTATTTTCAGGTAATCCTTATGATGTTGAACTACAAAAAGCGGATGCTGAACCTGCATTTCAAATTTCAAAAGGAAATGAATTATATACCTTCGAAAATCAACTATTATTAAATTATGGAGAAATCGTAAATAACGTAATTTATATTTGCAAAGCAGGTGATGTTCTTGATTATTCACAAGCTACAGAATACAATTATCCAGATGGAACATCCCAGGAGAAAATGGAAATTAGCTCAGAGTACATGATCCAACTCTATTTCCCACTTTTAGATAAAGCGGAAATAAAAAACAGGGATGATTTTAATAGCAGACAACAAGAATTTATTGAACGTAATAATTCGTTATTAAAACAAGGTACATTTCAGCTATTTGATACGATTGATTTATTTTATAATATTTATAATAGTAGAAAAAAGCAGTTAGACTACGTGGAAAAGGGTATTTCATCCTTTACTATTGTTTTACACCCAGATGTTGACATTCCACTTCCATTAGATATAATATTTAAACAGATCCATGCTACAAAAGGATCCGAAACACCATATTTTTATCCACGTATACCATTAATAAAGTATAATCCAGGAAGACGCAGAGAATCCGTATTCCGATTTTATTCTGAAAGTATATCCAAAGATGGTAAAAAAATTCCTTGGTTATCTAAAAAACAAATTAACGCAATTTCAAAAGAAAATAAGAAAAATAACCAAATCATAATGTATATTCAATATATTACATCCAAAAAAGAGAAAATCGATTTATTCTTAGACTTACATGAAAACGGGAACTTAACAGTTCGTTCTGTATTAAATAAACCTATTTCATTAGATGTACTAGAATCTATTATTTATAATATAACAAATCCTGTTATAATAAAAATAAATAAAATCCTTGAGAAATCTGGATATAAATTGAGGCGATTTAATAAATTGAACGATACAAATATTGAAATCATAAATTTAAAATATGATTATACAATTCTTGTGAATAAGCCTTTGAATATGAAAAAATTAATAGGATGTTTAACAAGCATATTCGATATTATGGACACAGATCTTGATATTTCAAAGGGAATATTATTAAATTTTATTCGTGTGTCGAATTATCAAAAAATGAATGCCATATCGTCTATGATAACCGAAATATTTAAACGTACCAATAATAGAAATGAAATAATAAATGCTCTTATTATTAATTTTTCACTAACTAAGGAAGATGCTATGCGTGAAATCATATCTTATTTTAATCAACATCAACGTATTCATGGCGAATACGTAAATAAACAAGTAGAAATTGTGGATAATCCTGGATTTCCTGTATCTATGTACAAATCACCATTCGATAATAAGTTAGAAATAAAAGTAGATCAAATCAATTCTATTGAATTTATAGAAATTTTATCTGTTTATTTTGATACAATATTAAGATTGTTATTGTTTCCAGAAGATATTCAACCATCTATACTAACTAGTGTAAATGTATTATGTTCTAAAATAAATCGTGTAGAAGAGGATCTTCCTATTCAAAATGTGATAATGAATAATCCTGTTTCTATTGAAGAAGAGGAAGATGAAGATAAATATTTACCCGAAGAAGATGTGGAAGGTGATGTTGAAGGTGATGTTGAAGTTGAAGATGAAGGTCAAAATGATTCTGCGGAAGGATATTTACCTCAGGAACTTGAGGAAGAGGAAGGATATTTACCTGAATATGAAGAAGAGGAAGAGGAAGAGGAAGATGACAGAGAAAATGAAAATAAAATCGTAGGTGGTGCAAAAGGAGAAAGAGAAGTGAAAACGAACATTTTTACTAAGCGTATGATGGAAAAAGAGCCAAATTTAATATTAAAGAAACCACAAGGTAAATTCGTTTCTTATTCACGTATTTGCCCAGCAAATGTTAGTTTGCAACCTGTTATTTTAACTGATGAGGAGAAAAAGGAAATAGATAAAGAACATTCTGGTGCATATACAAACGCAATTAAATATGGATCAGACCCGAAAAAACAATTTTGGTATATCTGTCCGAGATATTGGTGTTTAAAAACCAATAAACCTATGACAGAAGATGAAGTGAAACGTGGTGAATGCGGTGGAAAAATAATACCTGATAATGCAAAAGCACCACCAGCTGATCATTTTATTGTTGAATTTACAGATAATAAATATCATAAAGAAGACGATGGATCTTATGCGTGGCATTCTCCTGGATTTAAACCATCTCATTCTCACCCAAATTCTAATTTTTGTTTACCTTGTTGTTTTAAAAATTGGGCCTCAAAAAATAAAAATTTAAGTCAACAACAAACAAGAAGACAACAATGTGGTCTTGTCGATGTAAATACTGGAAAAATAGGTCCTGATGGAAAAAAAGCACAGGAATCGTATCAGACAGTCCCTGCAGAAAATGTAGATGAAGATACTTTTGTATTAAATAAACCCAAAGAAGATAAAGAAGTAAAGAAAGAAAAAGAAAGAAAAAAACAGGAGGGTAAATCAAATGTCTTTGGAATAGAACGTTATCCCATACCACAATATCGATGGGGATTTTTGCCAATTGCTGTGGAACGCTTTTTACATACTAAAAACAATAAATTTGTATTGAAAAGTAATCCTGCATATATACAAACTGGTAAACGACCTTTATTAAGATATGGTGTAGAACAATCACCTCACCAATCTTTTGTTGGTGTAATAGCGGATATTTATAGTAATTATAAAGATAGCAAACTTTTAACGATAGAACAGATGCGACAAAAAATTATCGAATTAATAACAGTCGATGATTATTTAAAATTAAATAATGGTTCTCTAACTTCTATATTTAAACCTAGTAAATATCAAATTGATGACATTAGTGTAGAAGACTATAACACTACGTTTTTTTATAAGCAAATTGATTTATCGAATCCATCTCAATATTCGTTTTTAAAAGATTCTATTTCGTCGTTTCAAAATTTTCAAAATTATTTGAAAGATGATGACGCCATTATTGATCATACTTATTTATGGGATTTAATAACATCTGAAGAATCTGTATTATTCGAAGGTGGATTAAACATGGTTATCCTAGAAATTGCAAATAATGATGTTACAGATAATATTAATGTAATATGTCCAACAAATGCCTATTCATCGAATGTCTATAAAAAGGATCGGGGGTCCATTCTAATTTTAAAACATGATGACTTTTATGAGCCTATTTATTTGTATACAGGAAAGGATAAAAAAGAAAAGTCGGAAGAACCTATTCGTATCTTTACGGATTTTAATGGAACAGATGAATTGAAGAATATGAAAAAAATGTTTACTATGATTGCTGAATTGTCGGATAAGAAATGTAAACCCATCAAAACTAGACCTCGTGAGTATTTGTATAAAGAAAATATTTCTGCGAAAAATCTGTATGATGCAGTTACGGAACTTGGCTTAGAGGTTGAAACTCAAATTATGAACTATAATGGAAAAATAATCGCACTTTATGTTAAAACAAAGGATAAAAAAACAGTTTATTTACCTTGTTTTCCTTCGGGCGGATTATCAAAAATACCGCAAAAGTTTATGGATCAAGTAGAATGGTCGGATTATATATCCACCAGAGATCTATTAGAAAAAATAAGCAAGGATTCAAAGGGTAAAATTTTATGCAAACCTATGATGAAGGTAATTGAAGATGGACTGGTCGTTGGCTTATTAACGATAACGAATCAATTCGTACAAATCGATCAACCTACACAAGATATTTATGAAGATGATTTGCCCATTTACAACGGATTGGGTTATCGAGATAATAAAATAGATACTATTGTAGCAACCAGTAAAAAAGAGGATGACCAGCGTATAACAACTGTTCGAAATATTCGTTTAGAAACACAATTCTATTTATCGTTTCGAACAGAAATACGTAATTTATTAAATAATTATAATTTCCGGGAAATCCGTGAGCAAATTTTATCTATCATCGACAATCCCAAATTTTTATATACTGTGAAAATGAAGAAGGTTGATATCTTACTCCGCCATTTAACACGTAATTCTTTTAGTTTTATTGATGATATTGATTCGGATGTTAAAAATAAAATAATAGAACTATCAACAGGCGATTTAAAATCTTTTTGTTTAAAGAAAACTGGGAAGATATGCTTTCCAAGTAAGAATTTAATTAATCCAGAAACAAATAATGATACCTTTTATTTTTCTAGGGTATGTGATGAAATAATACGTAATAGAAGAATTCGTGTATTTATGTTAGATGATAAACGTTATTTGAATATTGCGAATGTGGACTATTCGGTGAATCAAGACGAAGTAATATTATTAAATTCTATCCTGACGGATGAATATTTTGACGATTTAGTTCCATTCCAGACCAATAAATATGTTCAACATACGAATTATGAAATAGCGAACCCATCCAAGAATACTGGATTTTATCAGAATTTTTCAAATGATGTACCATTAGGTGAACAAAGGGACCCCTCCTATTACTAACAAATTATGTTACAAAAATATCGTAACATAATTACTGAAAAGGGAAGGGTTAAAGGGAAACCGTGGTTTACCTTGCGTTAAGAGGGAATCGAACCCTCAGCTCAACCTTGGAAGGGTTACGTGTTACCACTACACCATTAACGCTTATTTTTTGTGCCGAACACTTTCGTATTCTGTTCCGGGTTACCTGGATCGAACAGGTGACATTTTGATACCAGCAAACCACTACAGTCAAAAGCTCTACCACTGAGCTAAACCCGGGCACAATATAGATGTTTAGAAACGTTTATATAGTTTTTTTCATAAATATTTAGTTAATTAGAGAATAAATCAACGAAAAAGAAAATAACTTTATAATTTATAAATAATGCCACCACAACGAAAGATTCAACAAAATTGTGCAACTTTGAAAAACGAATCTGGAAGAGTAGAAAACCCGGGTGCTAAATATATTTATAACATACAAGCAAAAAAAAAACAAGAATTGGAAAACATAGTTAAATCTCTTCAACCTGGAAATGCGGTTTGGGATTATACATTAGGTGCTGTAGGGTCTGTGATTTCGAAAAATCCATTACCTCCAAGTTCTTGGGTTGAAGGACAAGGTCCATATGCAAAATTATGCGATTTTATAGATGTTCCAGCTCGAACTGTAGCAAAATGTGGGACAGGAACATATACAGATAAATGCAATAATGAGTCTAGGCCTGGAGTCTATGGTGTTAGTAGAAAATTCGATAACTGCTTAATCGTTCGCGTACCAGCTCCCGATTTTGATACACGTTATCCTGATCTTTATAAAAGAGGTTTGAAGATAATAAAACCTATACCAGTACCAGCACCAGTACCTGCAACAGTACCTGCAACAGTACCTTCACCAGTACCTGCACCAGTATCTGCACCAGTACCTTACCCAGTACCTGCACCAGTACCTTACCCAGTACCTGCACCAGTACCTTTACCTGCACCAGTATCTGCACCTGCACCAGTACCAGTACCAGCACGAGTACCTGCACCAGTACCAGTACCAGTACCTTCTTCTGGTGGAAAATCAAAAAAGAGGAAAGCGAAACGATCAACGAAGAAGTCTAAAAAATCGAAATCTCGTGCTACAAAAACTCGCCGATGAATTTTTTTGTAAATATATAGTAGATATGCTAAAAATAAGATCAAGACACATTTGGATTATTTTTTTGTGTTTAGTAATATTGATCTTAATAATATATCTCTTTTCCAAAAAAAATAAACACGTTGAATCGTTTTTAGCTTTACCTATAGATGAATGTTACCCACCAGTTACATTAGAATTTTTGAAACAATACGAAAAGTATGATGAAATTAGTAAATATTTTGAAGTTGATAAGATATTAAATCCATTACCATTTTATGATAAAGTTATCTCCGTCAGTTTGTTTTGTAAAAATGTAGATAATACTTATGAAAATGAGCGTGATTCTCCAGATAGTAGTAAAAATAGTGCATGGTATAAAAAATATATGCAAAGTCTTATCGATAATTTAAATTCTTATGAAAACACAGAATATTTTAAACAAAAATTTAAAATACGTATTCATTTAGCGAATGATTTAGCTACACATGAATATATCGATTTATTATCTCGTGATTTTGTTGAGATATATGTGATGAAAACATCTTCTATTGGCGCTCAACCAGGTATGATGTGGAGATATTTACCCTATAGTGATAAATCAATTACCTTAATCTCTGTACTTGATATTGATTCTCCCTTTGATGAAACTTCAAGATTTATATCTGCTTTTAATAACTATCCAAATCATATTATGCTTAAAAGTTATAATAAACCGACATTAATAACTGGTCCAACAGATCCGAATAATACAGATGTTGTTACTAATGCAGTAATACTTGGCGGACAACATATGGTAAGGCCAAAATTATTAAATATTGACATTTCTAATGTTATGGAATCTTTTATCAGATATAGAATGGATAAGGCTGAATCAGATACCCCTAATTTTTATGGGGATAATGCTTCCGAAAATGTTTGTAATAAACCAGTCGGAAATCATAAATATGGGTTTGGTGGCCATTGGTTCGTCTATGGCTTTGACGAAGGATTTTTAAGACATGTTATGTTTTATTATATTGTTAATAAAGGAGGTATGGTTACTTTATATGATAAAAAAGTATTAGACGAATATCCTGAGGAACGTGATTATTCGATGGCCGCAAATAAAAATAATATTTTTATAGAACAATAGTTGACCGTTTACCTACATTTTTTATTATAAATCTTATAATAAAAAATATATTCAAATTGGCAGAATTAGAAAGGAGAAGATTAAAAGCCTAGATCGTAATTATCATCTGTGCACTCATCATTATCCGCTGGCTTAATCGCACCTATATTATTATTAATTTCAATATTACTCTTGGAACAAATATCCGTCTTATCTTCCAATTTACCAAACATTTTCTCAATCTCTTGTTTCTTATCTGTCATATCTACTTCTTGATCATCCATGTTTCTCATCTTATCCATATCCAAGACAAGTTGGAAACATCCTGTTCCGAACACACCCATCTGTCCCATCATCACATTCGCAGACACACCACGCATATGATCAAAGTCGGCATGTCTGGATGCATCCAACAAGACTTCGGTGTGAACCTCAAAAGTTGCCTTTGACAAAGGTCCAATATCATCATTCAAAATACCAGATCTGAAGATAGAAACCATACCCTTTGTGGATGTCATACGATCACACAACAAGCTGAGATGGTGATAGTTAATATAGACGTCACTAAATTCCATCACCTCCACAAACTCATTGTAAACAATTTGACGTGCAGCTTCAATTCCAAGTACATCGAAAATCTCCTTGATATCGTTACTATAAGTGCGACTTCCATCGATGAAATCCATCGCCATAACTTCCATCATATTTGTTCCTGTTGTATCTAGGACCCAAACATCCTTCGATATATATTTTCCTTCATCACGAGTTACTGTGTTCTTGAGTTTACGGGGATTCACATTCATAATTCCATTTATTCCACGTAACACGATATTATTCAAAAGCGCATCTTGGAAATTACGTAACATATAAATCTCATCTGATTGATCGAGTGTATCCGGAATTCCTTTTTGTTTCTTACTCTTATTGAATACACTACTATTCAAACGAATTCGGAATACCAAATTATTCGCATTATAATCTGAATAAACACATGAAATGTCATTTCCATGACTGCTGTTTATAGCAAAATGAATGTCATCCATCGTAATGTTCTTATCGAGCAAGGAATCCGCATCTAATTCGAGGCGAATAATCCACTTCGACTTTTGAACAGTTGAATCCAAAGGTGTTTCTAAACAGTCCTTCATCATATCCTCAAATTCATAATATTGCTCCATTAACATGCGGTCTTCCATAACCGTAGTGTCTCTGTCATTTGGATCAAAGCAAATTTGGACAGACTTTATTACATCTACCAATTTCGTATGTTCTAACATGTTTGCGTATTTGGTTGCCTTATCTTGTTCAACTTCATCCAACTTTTTAAGATGGATAGTCATAGAAGGATTCTTAGGATTCTTTGTCAAACGCAAAATCTCCTCAATCCTTGGGACACCACGCGTCACATTCGACTTTGATGCCACACCCGCCAAATGGAAAGTATTGAGAGTCAACTGCGTTGTAGGTTCACCAATTGACTGACCCGCAATTACTCCCACCATTTCACCAGGGTGAACAACGGATTGCTTGTATTTCAAGACGACATTCTCCAATACCATAATAATTGCCGCACGATGAAAACGCTTATTTACAAGTAAATCCTTAGGTGTCAAGTAATAGAAGTAGAGCGTCTCAAACAAAGTAGTTGGTTGAACGTATGTCATCCTCTTTAACTTCTCGAAATACTCTTCAATCAATTCGAATGCTTCGAGCGGAGTGATATCCACTATAGAATTCGAATTCAAATTAAGTTGGCCCTGAATATTCGCAATTATATTTTGGAACGAAACCGGAACCTTTACGGTATTTTCGTTTTTATAACCAAACACGGCCTCAACCACATTCTTTCTAGCATCTATCATCTTATCAATATATTTCTGACAAATATCCATAGTTGCAGCGCGTTGCTTTCTTACGCGTGTTTGCGTTCCCTTAGTATAAATTTCAAATAAATCATTATGTTGATCATTTACGCCTATAATATCATAGTGCAAATAAATATCTTCGGTTGTCATACCAACGAGTGGGACGATCTGATTCTCCGCACGAGTGGAATCGAATCCATCGTCTCCGTAGGAGAATTGAATAATCTTTCCTTTATTGTTACGAACCGTCATATCGTACTCTACCTTCAAGTCTTCTAGACCCTTAATCAATCTTCTTTGGATATAACCAGTTTGCGAGGTCTTCACAGCTGTATCAATCAGACCAATACGACCACCCATAGCGTGGAAGAAGAGTTCGGGTGCAGTTAGACCCGAAATATAGGAATTCTCAATAAATCCACGAGCACCTGGACTATCATCGAACTTGTTGAAATGGGGAAGTGTGCGGCTATCAAAGCCGTAAGGAATACGCTTACCATCTACGTTCGTCTGACCCAAACAAGAAATCATCTGGGAAATATTAATCGGAGTACCCTTCGACCCCGAATTTACAATCATCACAAAGCGATTTGTCTTACTGAGCGATTTTCTACCAATCGAGCCAGCTTGATTGTTCGCATCGTTCAACATATTATTCACCTTGCTCTCAAACTCCATCATATTTGTTTGGGCGGTATTATTTTCAAAGATACCGAGATGGAGCTTTTCGATGAGTGTTTGGACTTCATGTTTCTTCTCTGCAATTACTTGAATGATCTTATCCTGTGTTGTCTTGTTCGCAATTAAATCGCTAATTCCAACACTAAATGAACTCGTCTTCATGTACTCAGTAACTACGTTTTGAAGATCATCAATAAATTGAGATGCTTGCATGTTTCCGTAGTCGTTACATACACGATGAATAATTCCCTTTGTTGTGGATGCTAGGACTGACTTCTCGAGCTGTCCACGAATGTACTTACCATTACGGATTTCCAATACGTTGTTGGATGTTGCTGCATCTTCCTCCTCCTCATATAACTTTGTCTTATACTTGAGAGTAATCGGGGAAAGAATCTGCGATAATACTTCGAAACTACTTACATCTTGCTTGATATCACGCTTTTCAGCAAACAATTTGGGGTCGACCTTATCATACATCATAAGCAAATTCATAGCATCTTTAGGGGACATATTTACATTCGGTCTTGTGAAACGGTAAGAACCAAGAAGAGAATCTTGATAAATACCGATAATTGGTGCGTTGGCGGATGGACTAATCATCTGCCAAGGGATCGCCGCCAAGTGTCTTAATTCTGTTTCTGCCAACACATTTTGTGGCATGTGCATATTCATCTCGTCGCCATCAAACGTCGCTGCATTTATGCAGCCAAATAAAACATGTACGAATCATGTAATTTTTGATTGCATATTTGCAGCACCCCCAAGGTTTCCCAAGAGGACGGACTGTATCTTAAGCAAACTCAGGATGGCTAGTCCTTCATCGTTCACCAACACCCGTTCAGTCTCTGAATGCCTGTCATATCCTACCAATCGGACGTAGACAGTAACACTGCGGATTGCCCAATCCTTCACATTATTACCATTGGGTACGGCTATTAACCGTGTTCCTCCAAAGTGTTTCCAAGTTGGAGTGGTAGTGAAGGCTCTAAGGGGATTCCCGCATCAAGGTGTTTCGC